GGGTTACGGAATCCCACAGCTGGCTCATCGGAGGCAACTGCTTGACAAGCATGACAGGAGTTCTAGCGGTGATGCCACTGATCGGGATACGGGCGATCGGAATCCATACGGTGCCGGAATTGTTCAGGATACTACCCGACGGTACCGTGGGGTCAGCCGCCGTGCCACTGGTGGCGGTGCCCTTCAGCACCGCGAGCGCGATCGTTTCGATGTTGTTCGAGTCTCGCGTGTATTTCACGCAGATTAGGTCGTTGCGGTTCCGTCCTGTGACTCCGCTTTCGATGGTGACGGTTTCCGCCGCGGTGACGCGTGCGTATCGTCCTTCGATCACAAGGTTGAGGACCGGGACGAGCGCCTTGTTTGCTGACTGCATGGTCACGGCGGGGAATTTGCCGTCGCCGCCTTGCAGCAGGTAGTTGCCGTTTCCGACCAGTCCGGCCTGCATGGCTCCTTGGTCGCTGGATGTGATGTGCGGAGCGCCGGCCTTGCCGGTGATGAGATTCATGGTCATGGTCATTCCTTCCTATCTGTTGTGTTGTTGAGGTATGCGGCGTAGGCGGCGTCCTGCGTGGCTGCCAGCGCTTTGAACGTCTGCCAGCATGCGGTACAGACGAGCGCGCCCTGTGCGACTCCGTCGACGGTGGTGTGGGTGATGTCGTGCCAGTCGCTGGAGGTGCGTGGGTCACCGTCGGCGAGGTATGCGGAGGCGTGGCATCGGTCGCAGGTGTATCTGGTGATGTTCGTGGTTCGTGCCATTGATGTTCCTTTCTCTTTCAGGCTGTGCGCTGGTAGATGTGTCCCGGAAGCGTCGTGCCGCATTCCTTCCAAGTGCCTCCGTAGGTTGTTCCCGGATTGGCCGTGGAAGTGGTCCAGTAAAGGGAGCCCACGGGGTGGGCGGCGATGAATGCCTGGCTCACGCTCATGCCGTTGTCTCCCTTGTCACCCTTCGGCCCTTTGTACACGATGTAGCTACCGACGCCTTTGACGGTCACATCGCTACCGTTGATGGCGGTGACCTGCCAGAACCCAAGTTCAAGACCATCTGTGCGTTGATATTGGTCAAAAATGGTGTCTCCGACCTGCAGGTTTCCATTTGGCTGAATACCAGATAGGGCAATTTTTCCCACTTCTCCGCCCCCACCCGAACCGCCGATGTCGCCATTGAATTTCCGTAGGCTCAGTCCTCGTGGCCCAGTGGCTCCCGTTGGACCCTTCGCCCCGGTGGCGCCGGTCGCTCCGGTGGCCCCGGTCGGGCCTTGCGGTCCTTGCACTCCCTGCTTGCCTTGCGGTCCGGTATCGCCCTTGGGGCCTTTGACATTGCCAAGCAGAATCTTCGTCATGCGTGCTCCTTATTTTCCGTCATTGATCATGTAGTACAGGTCGCCCGTCGCCGGATCGTAGGAGACGGGAGCTTCTGACGCGGTGGCCGTGTCCGCGTATACGGCGTACAGGTCCCCGTTCGGATCGACCTGCAGCGTGAAGAATCCTGATGCAGGTGCCGTCACGCCGCTGGCGCCCTGCGGACCGGACGGCCCCTGTGGACCCTGCAGTCCCTGAACGCCCTGCGCTCCTTGCTTGCCTTGCGGGCCGGTGGCCCCGGTAGCTCCAGTAGAACCTTTGGGGCCAATGGGACCAGTAGGACCAGTAGGCCCGGTGGGACCTGCTGGCCCGGCCGGCCCGATATCCCCTTTGTCTCCCTTGTCACCCTTCAGACCTTCAGGGCCTTGCGGACCAGTAGGCCCGGCGGCTCCAGTGGCTCCTTTGGGGCCTTGCGCACCGATGATGGATTGACGGGAAATCGTCTTTCCCGTGAATAGGCTGCCGGACTGTGAAACGCACTGCCAGACGATGCTGTATTTTCCGCCACCTGACAATGCGGTCGAATATTCGTTGGCGAGTGGTGTTCGGTTCAACCATTCGCTCACGTTCCCCGTGAAAGTGGATCCCACCGGATATTCGCCGACGAGGGATTTCTTCATCACGAGCGCCGGAAGGCCGACGTCGCCTTTAGCTCCCTGAACGCCCTGCGCTCCTTGCTTGCCTTGCGGGCCGGTGGCCCCGGTATCGCCCTTGTCACCTTTGGGGCCTTTGATGTTGCCGATCAATAGTCGCGCCATGTGTCACCTTTCCGGGATGTCCACGTACAGGTTCCCGCTCTCGGAGTCCCAGACGAACGAGGGTGGGTTCGTGTTGTCCGGATAGTTCACGTACAGGTCGCCGTCGCCTTCCATGCTGAGCGTGAAGAAGCCGTTCGAGGGGGCGGATACGCCGCTGTCGCCCTTGTCACCCTTCTCCCCTTGTGGGCCCTGGATGCCTTGGGAACCTTGGATGCCTTGTCTGCCCTGGGGGCCGGTCGCTCCCTGTGGACCCGTGGGACCCTGCGGACCTGTGGAACCCGTCGGGCCTTGCGGTCCCGCCGCGCCGATCGCGCCGGCATCACCCTTATCGCCTTTCTCGCCGCGTATCCCCTGCAGTCCCTGCGGGCCTTCGGGACCGGCGACGCCTTGCGGCCCTCGCTCCCCGGTCGCTCCTTTCTCTCCCCGAAGACCGGTGGGTCCGGTCGCTCCGGTGGCCCCCTGTGGCCCTGTGTCGCCCTTGTCGCCCTTCTCCCCTTGCGGACCCTGGTCGCCTTTCGGAAGCCCCAAATTCAAGGTTTTGTCGCTGCCGGCGCCCGTGAGCGACGCGCTTGCCTGTGCGCCGGGGGCGAGCGTGTCCACCGAACCGATTTTCAGGCCGGTGATGTAGTCGCCTTTCGGCTGTTTACCCGACAATGCGTTGTTGAGCGAGTCGATGTCGTTTCTGGTCACGTCGGCGCTGAACGTCCAGGCGTCGAGTTTGAGGCCGGCTCCAGCGTAGTAGGCGTGGCCACCATCCCCGATGGAGGATTCTCCGCTGTTGCCGCCGGCGCTGGCACCTCCGGATTCGTAGGTGACGGTGAGCACGCCTCCCGAAACCTTGACGATCTTCTTGGAGATCTCGGCAGTGACGACGAGGCCCGTGTTGTTGTCACGGCCCGTGACCAGGTCGCCAACGTCCGCGTCGATGCCGTCGGGAATGTCCACGTCGATGGTGCTGGTGTTCCGAAGTTCCTGGAATTTCTGCCTGCCCTTGTCCTCGAGCTCGTCGGCTTCGGCGTTGGACAACTCGTATGTGGCGGTGCGTTCGTCAAGCCCTTTGAGTGTCTGCGTGTGGCTGAACGTGCCGTTCGCGTCGGCGTACCAGTGGATGACGGTACGGTCCTTGAGTTCGCCCTTGCCCAGACAGATGAGATGGTTGATAGGGTGCGCCGCCTGTTTGGCGGTGAAGTCGATGAGGTCCGAGTCGATGCTGTCGCCGATCGTGCGGACGGGCATGGCGCTCATGGCCACCTTGTCGCCGTCATTACGCAACCGGAGTTTGAGTCCGCTTGCCCTGAGCATCTTGACCAGACCGCTGTACAGGTCCACGTACCGGTCGAACTGGCAGGTGGTCTTGTGGTCGGCGCTTTCTTCGGTGACGGTGAACAGGCCTTGCAGTCCCGCACGACTGACGAGCGTGCGCATGATGACGGGAATCGTGCCGGACAGGGTGAGGTAATCGTTGTTCCTGTCCGGTTCGATGATCTTCGAAGCGAGCACTCCATGCCAGTCGCGGCCATGCCATGTGACGGTGGACAGGCCTCCGTCCACGTCGACATCCGTGTCGTCGATGATGCCGCCGTACTCGGTGCCGTCGATCATGATGCGGCTCCCCGCCTTGAGCGCGGCGTCTTCGACCTGCAGGTCGAAGTCGTTCTCCCCGCTACCGAACGCGAGGTCGAGCGTGTATGAGGCGTGACTCGCCACGGGTTTGCCTGTGGCGTCGGTGACGATCAGGTCCATGGCGGTTCGCTCCTTTCCTCGCAGACCGTCAAGTCGAATTGGAATCCTCCCGGCCAACTGACCGACTGTGTTCCGGGCGCGAGCGGTTGGAACACGTACCGGCCGGAATCCTTGCCCGACCCTCGCACGGCCTGCGCGAAGCAGTTGGTGGCGAGCCCGGTGCCGCTGACCATGGTGACGGTCCTGACATCGCCGGTGCCGTCGATTTCCAGACGTGAGCCGGATGGTACGGTCACGTCGACCTCGTATCGGTTGGTTCCGATGATGACGTACGGGTTTGTGCACGGTCCGAATATCGTGAGTTTGACCGGCTGCGGGATGGATGTGTCGTTGACGATCTCCGCGCCCAATGCCATGCCGGTGAAATCATGCGGATAATCATGCGGATAGTCCAGGTCGGAGGTTCCGGAATCGTATCGCGGCGTGAAATGCGTCATGGTCGAACGACGCCACACGCCATCGGCCAGTACGATGGTCAACTGCGTCTCGACCATCGTGGGCGTGATGGACTGCGGCTCGCTTTTCGTGATCCACGCTCCGGCTTTCCACTCGCCGTCGGCGATGAGCGTGCCTGGTTCTCCGGAGGCCATGTCGGCGTCCGCGAGGCGGCGCAATAGGTCGAGCGTCTCCGGAGAATCGTGGATCTTCACGGGGATGGTCGTCTCACGTGTCTTGCGTGTGATGCCCGTGATGCCGCGCGAGGCGAGGCTGTAATCCCAGATGCGGGCGCGCAGTCCAGTGAGCGTCCCGCCATAGAGCGGCCCTTCGAAACCAATCGACTCGCCTGTCGCGCCGCTCACGTAGCTCAGGGTTCTCATGCCACGCTCCTTACGAGTCTTGCGAAGTCACGCTGGGTGAACGGCCGGTCGTCGGCCGTCGCCGTTTCGACGGCTTCGATCAGCGTGTCCATCCTGCCGATGACGGTTTCCAAGAGTCTGTCGGAATCCGATGGCGTGGCCGTGGTGACGTTCAATCGTCCGGTCTTCGACCAGTCCGTGCCGTCGAGGCTCATCGAGGAGACGAGCGAGTCCATGGACCGGTCGACCACGGCGGCCGAATCGTCGATGCCCAGGGCCATGCCCCGGCCGATCATCACGCCGACCTCGTCACGCATGAGGCGTGATGGTGAGTGGATGCCGAGTTTGCTTTTGACAGCGGAGATGGCATCGTTGACGCCGGAGAGCAGGCTCGACGCGATGCTGCCGATCTTGCTCTGGATGCCGCTGACGATGCCGTTGACGATATTCGCTCCGATGCTGAGCATGCGGCCCGGCAGTGATGACAGGGTGCTGACGATGTTCTGCACGAACTGGTTGCCGGCCTGCAACGCCTTGGACCCCATCTGGGACGCCCAGCTGGCAACGCTGGAAATAGTCGCGGACAGCCATGAGCCGATTCGTCCCGGCAATTCGGAGAGGAACGTACCCACGCTCGTGAGGAACCGGCTGCCCGCCTGGATGGCCTGCGACGCCATGTTGGAAACCCACGCCGAGGCTGAGGCTACGGCTCCCGCGAGCCAGCTAGCCACATTGCCGGGCAGCTGGGTGAGGAACGTGCCGACGTTCTGCAGGAACTGCGTACCCATCTGTAGAGCTTGCATGGCCGTGGACGACACCCATGCGCCGATGCTCGCGGCTGTCGAGGCGAGCCATGCGGCCACGTTCCCTGGGAGTTGGGCGAGGAACGTGCCGACGTTCTGCACGAATTGCATGCCCATCTGGAGGGCCTGCGCGCCGAACGCGACCGCGTACAGCGCGATTGACGTGACGGTGTAGCCGAGCCAGTAGGCGATTGTCTCTGGCAGGTTCATGATCGCGTTGGCGAGGTTTGTGAGGAACTGTTGTCCGGCCTGCAATGCGGACTGGCCAAGGCTCACGGCCCATGATGCGACGGCTGACGCTGCTCCGGCGAGCCAGCTGGCGATGTTGCCGGGCAGTTGTTGGAACCATTGTCCGACACCTTGGATGGCCGACGGGAGCGTCGAGGTGAAGAACGTGACGATGGTCTGGCCGATAGAGGTGACCTTGCCGACGGTCGCCTGCCACGCGGACGAGAGGAACGACGTGAACGACGCCCACATTTGACGTCCGGTATTGGTCTGGGTGAAGAACCATGCCAATGCGGCCACGACCGCACCGATGGCTATGACGAGCATTCCGATAGGATTCGCGTCCAAAGCAGCGCTGAACGCCAATTGCACGGCAGTAGCGGCCTTGGTCACCGCACTCCACGCCGATTGAGCGGTCTTGACGATGTTGAACGAGCCAGCGAGTTGCTTCAGACCGCCCGCCACACTTCCCGCGTCGGAGATCTTGCCAATCAAATCGAACGCGGCCGTAGCGGTCTTCTCCACACCGGAGGCAGTCGCGGAAATGGCCTTCAGTCCACCGGAAACTGTCTTCAGCCCGGCCGAGACGATATCCCAGCCTTTGACCGCGAGCAATGCAATGGCGATGGCTTTCAACGCGCCGGATACCAGTGCGCCGTTCTGCTGCGCCCACTGTCCGACCGACTGCAGCCAGCCTCCCACCGTCATGAGCACGCCGGTCAAAGTGTTCAACAGTCCGGCGAAGCTCTGCGCCGCGGAACTGGCGGTGCGCGCGCTGTCGTTGAAGCCGAAGGCCTGCGAGACCGCAGCCGCCAATCCGGAAACCAGCGAGCCCAATCCGGAGATGACGCCGGTCAGGCTTTCAAGGAACGGCTGCAACGCGCTCGTCTCGATGAACGTGTTGACGAACGTCTTCGCCCATCCCGCCGCGTTCGACAACGCCTGCGCGACCGAAGCGACCACTCCCGCGAGCGCGCCGGCGGTTGTGGAGAACATTGTGGCGGCTTCGCCGCCATTGTTGAGTCCGCCTATGAGTGATGTGATTGCGTTCCAGAGGCCAGTGAGTTGGCTTTTGAGGCTGGCCGTCGCCGAGGCGAGCATCTGGAAGCCGGGGATGTTGGAGATCGTGTCGCCAAGGTTTTTGAGTTTCGCCTGTGTGGCGGGTATCGCGTTCTCGAGACCTTGTTGGAGTGCCGCTCCGACTTTTTGCAGGGTTGGTGTGACGGCTGCGGTGAATGTGTCGATGAGTGGGATGGCTTGGTTGAACAGGCCGCGTAAGCCGTCGAGGACTGGTGTGGCGGCTGTTTCTCCGAGTCGGCTCAACGCGGCTTTCACGTTGGCCAGGGCGCCGGTGAATGTGGTGCCTGCGGATAGTGCGGCGCCGCCTAGGCCTTCCTGCATGGCGTCGGCGAAGGTTTGGAAGTCGATTTTGCCGTCCGAGACCATGTCGGACACTTCGGCGCTGGTCTTGTTCAGATGCTTGCCGAGCATTTGGAGGACTGGGATGCCGCTCGACATGAGCTGGAGCATGTCGTCGCCCTGGAGTTTGCCTCGGGCGGCGACGGAACCGAAGATCATGCCGATGTCGGTGAGGCTTCTGCCGCTGATCTGCGCGGTGTCGGCCACGGTCTTGAGGACCTTGGTGAGCTGGTCGCCTTCCTTGATGCCGGATGCTGACAGGCTGGCCGCGACGGTCGCGGCGTCACCCAATCCGAACGCGGTGCCTTTGACGGAGGCGAGCGCGTCGTTCATGATTTCGGTAACGCTCGCGCTGTCGTGGCCGAGGCCTTTGAGTTTGGCTTGCGCGTTCTCGATGTTGAGGGCGCGGGTGAAGCCGCCTTTGGCGGCCAATGCGGTGATGCCGCCGGCGAGGGTGGCGATCGCGCCTGTGCCGACCTTGCCGATTTTGCCGAATGCTCCGCCGATCTTCGAGATGAGGGTGCTGGAGCTTTTCTTGGAGGCTTTGTTGACGGCGTCGCCGATGTCGCCTTCGATGCTTTTGCCGAATCCTTTGCCGGATGGTTCGACGTGGACGTATGCGACGCCTATGTCCTGTGCTGCCATCGTGTTTCCTTATTCGTAGGTTGGGATTCCGATGGCGGTCGGAGTCAGAGGTCGTCGTTGATGTGGAAGTAGGCTTTGAGCCGTTCCCTGTCCTCGCGTTGACGGCGGGTGAGGTTGTGCGTCGGGGTTGGCGGGCGGAGCGGGTCGTGCTCGTGGTCGAACCATGGGCGTTTGCGTTGTCCGGACAGCGTCCAGACCGCCTGTTCGGCTCCGTCGGGCGCGTAGACGGCGTTCTGCAACGCCATCCACGAGTGGCTCGTATGGTCTTTGAGGATTTCGCGGGTCAACGCCCAGGCGAGTCCCCAATCGACTCGTGGACGTTGGCCTTCAACCCATTCCCGGAAGCGTACGGGCCTGTAGATCTGCCCGTACGCTCGGATCCAGTCGTAGGCTAACGCCGCGCGATTGTTGTTCCAGAGGTGGGCGAGGTAAACGCTTTTGGGTCCAGTCCGGATTCCTCGGCCCACGCCTTGATGGTCGCGGTGAGGTAGGCCATTGGACGTTTGGTCTTGCGCAGCACGTTCCAGAAGTTCGGCTGCATCGTCTGGAAGTAGGCGAGGAACGTGCTCACGCAGGCCGTGGTTTCCTCGTCGGACAATGCGGGCTTGCTTTTGACCAGGAGGATGGCCTGGACGAGTTCGATGGGCAGTTCCGCGTTGTTGAGGTTCGGCAGGTCGAGTTTGACGCCGGCGACCTCGAGGTGCACGTCGGGTTTGAGCTCTTCCGCTTCGGTCAGGTCTACGTCCACAACATGGTATTCTTTGTCGCTCATGTTAGCTCCGTTCTAATGGTTGGCGGTTGAATGGGTGTCCCGTGCGGCCGACCGCCATCGGCCGCACGGGAAGAATCAATGGGTCACTTGGCGTCTTCAGTGACGAGGCCCCATGCGTGGAACTGTTCGCCGTTGGTGCCCTTGAGCATCTTGAACGTCATGCTGAAGTTCATGATCTCGCTGGATTTCAGGCTCACGTCGTCACGGTCGCTCACCTTCGCGTTGGTGCCGTACAGGAGGAACGGACGGTCCTGCTGGTCGAGCGCGACCAGCACGAGGATCCACTCCTTCTTCAATCCGGCGCCCTTGATGCTGATGCCGCCGTCCGGATCGACGTCCACGTCGAAGTAGGCCGACACCACATCCTTGCGGCCCTCCATGGCGGCGAGCTGCAGGGTCCAGTAGCCCGGATCCGTGTCGGACAGCACGATGTCGCCGTTGTGGGCCTTGTAGTCGGTGCTGTCGCCCGGTTCCGGATGCAGTACGGCGCCGTCCTCCGTGGAGTAGCCGATCGGCTTCTTGCTTGCCGGCGGGGTCCAGGCCACTCCGGTCGGAGCCACGAACGTGCTGTCGCCCTTGGGGAACAGGAACAGCGCGTAGTTCTTGATCAGGCGCACGTTGCCTGCAGTGTTGCCGCTGGACACGTACCCGTAGTCGGTCGCGCCCTGCGCGGCGACGGTGGTTTTTTCGTTGTTGTCAGACATTCGTCTGCACCTTTCCGTTCTTCGCGTGTGGCGGCACGTTGTCTTTGGTTGTGTTTCAGTTGACGGTGACCTCGAGCAGGAGCACTCCGTACGCGCACACCAGCCTCTTGTCCTCGTCAGTCATGCGTACCGGCCCGGATTCGAGTGACGCGTCGATGAGCGGCGCGACGTTTCCGAGCCCGATGATCTCCCTCGCGATGTCGGCCCACAGGCGTGCGGCCTTGCCCCAGTCGCCCGTATGGTCCTCTCTCATGCATCGCACGCTCAACCGCAGCCGCACGTACTGCGAGATTGGGGTGCTCATGCCTTGCATGGAGTCGGCCAGAGTGGCTTCGGTGAAGGGAGGTTCGAGGTCGCTTCGTTCGATGGTGTCGAACGTCACGTCCGGGAACAGTGTCCTCAGTTTGGACAGGAGCAGGGGTTCCGTGCGCCGGGGAGTGACCGGGATGCTCATACGCGCATCCTTCCGAGCGTGTCCTCCAACGTGCCGTGCGCCTTCTCCACCGGTGCCGGGCAGATGATCGCCACGCCGCTGCGGTTCTTGCCGTCATGGTCGCGCACCATGCAGCGGCTGTCGGTGACGGCCTCGTTGGCGGCGTCGCGCATGCGGTCCCGCAGGGTCTCGTTCTTCAGCACCTGTTGGCTGAACGCCTTGCGGTTGAACACGAATCTGCATCGCTTGGCCATGTTTATCCTTTCCGCTCGCCCACGGTGAGCACGTCGCCGACGTGCCGTCCGTGGGTGTTGTTCCATACTTGCGGTGTGCCTTTGACGGGCAGAAGGACGCCTCTGACTTTGATCAGGTCGGCTGGCTGGATGCCTGTCGGTTGGCTGCCGCGGATGTGGATCGTGTATTCGATGGTCCGTGGATTGGCGTTCTCCTCGACCTGGTCGGTGGTGGAGGACGGGGCTACCACCGCCTGAAATGCGCCGACACGGACGGGCTTGCCTTGGATTGGATTGCCGTCCGTGTCGGTCGTGGGTTGGCCGCGCCATACTTCGATGGTTTCCATTAGGACACCTCACCTGTGGCCATGTCGACGCTGAACGCGCGTTGAGCGTTGATGCCGAGGATGCGTTTCTCGTCGTCACGCAGCCACAGGTCGCCGGTTGGTGCTCCGAAACTGTATTGTTCGCTGAAGCTGCCGGTGGTCTGGTTCATCTGGGTGACGCCGCCGGGAATGCCGTACGGGTCGGCCTGCATGATCCTGCGGACGATGTCGCAGGTGATCTTCGCCAGGAGGCGTGGCCGTTCTTTTTGGAGACGTTGCTAGTTCGGGGAACGTTCCTTGATGTAGTCGGTCACGTCCATGAGATGCGTGTCGGCCTTCTCGCGTTCCTCGTCGGTGAGCTTGTGCCATCTCCGTTCGAGGTCGTCGGAGGTGGCGAACACGTCGGGTTCGACGGTCATGTCGGTCTCCGTCAGGCGGTAAGCAGGACGAAGCGGTTGATGTCGCGGATGCGGAAGCCGACCTCGATTTCGATTCGCACTGCGAACATGTTGTGTTCCCACAGGTTGATCTGCTTGCCGTCGATGGTGACGGTGGCCTGGTCGGAGATGCTGGTCTGCAGGCCCTCGACGCTGCCCCATGCGGCGGATGCGAATTCGCCGCCGACGCCGATGATCTCCTTGGCGGGGGTTTCTCCGGTGACCGCGGGGACGTGCACGCCCTTGGAGATCTGCACAGGATTGCCGAGGATGGTGGACACGTCGGACGAGCCGGTGCCGTCGAGGAACAGTGGTCGTCCGTTGTTGTCGGTGGCCTGTCGCAGGAGGCTTCGGCCCTGGGTGGACATTGCCCATCCGTCGAGGGTGCCATCCGCCGCGGATACGGAGTCGTCGGCCGCGTTCAGGTTCTTCCACACGTCTTGACCGAGGCTGATCTTCTTTGCGGTCTTCAATGTGTCGAAGTCCGAGCCCGGAGCGTCAACCAATCCCATGATGGTCTTGTCGAAGGTGCGCGCGATAGCGCCCGGCCCCTTGGCGACCACTTGGTCGTAGAGGGCGCCGAAGTCGCGCTTGAACTGGTTGGAGAACGGCATGATGACCGCGATGGTGTACGGCAGCATGTCCTTCTTGCCAAAGCCGACGCCGCTCTTGGGCTTCTCCGCTCCTTCATCGACCCACGCGGCCTCGGGGTCGCCGGTGATGATCGGCACGCGTGCGCCGTTGCCTGGAAGCTTCATCTCGGGTACGAGCTGCATGAACGCGCTCTGGTATTTCGCAGTCTGCCAGATCTCCGCCTGGGTTTCTGGAGTGAGGTCGAGGCCATTGCTTTTTCGGGTCATTGACGGATCTGCCATGACTCATCCTTTCATTAAGTGGCTGATGGTTGGGTTACAGGAGCGTGTTCTTCATGGCGTTGGCGAAATCCTCGCGGCCGGAATGTTTCGGCTTGGCCTGTCCGGTGCGGGCGCTCTGCTCCGCGACGATGCCGCGGGATCTCATGCCGGCGAACACCTTCATGAGTCTCTCGGCGTAGCCGCCGATCTGCTTCTCATCGTCGCCGACGAGGACGCTTGGATCACTGATGCCGTATTTGGCCGCGACCTCGACACGGATTGCGGAGAGCTCTTTCTCATGTTCGGCCTGTTTGGCTTCGTTTTTAAGCTTCTCGTTCTCTTCGAGCGCTTTGGAGAGCTTCGATTCGAGGTCGGCGGTGTGACCGGCCTTCTCCTTGAGTTCCTCATAGTCGCTTTTCCTGCCGCGTTCCCTGCCAAGGCGTTCGTTGATGATGCGGTCGACTTCCTCCTGCGTGAAGGTCTTCGGCTTCGCGTCGTTCACGTCCTTCGTGGTCGGAGCGTGCTGTCCCGGCTCCTGCTGGCCGTCAACGTCGGTCTGATTGTCTTCTGCCATGATTGGTAGCTCCTTTTGTTTGGTTTTCCACGCCTGACGCCGGCGAGTGGGCGGCCATTCTTGTTGGTTTCGCGCATGGCTGCGCCCCGCCCCATCGCTGGGGTGTGAAAGGTAAAAGAAAAACCACCACGTTTTCAACGTGATGGCTTTCTGGGATTCAGAGATTTCCAAGCGCTTTTCTTCGCGCGTATTCGGACCTGAGTTCGTCGGTCGACACATAGTCGCCGACGGACCAGCGCTTCTTTCCTTCGTTCCTGACCCATTCATATTCGTCCTGCGGCATGGAGATGTCACCATACTTGCGTTTGATTTCCGCAAGATGGCGCTCATCGGTGACTTCCTTCAAATCACCGGGCATAAACGTGAAACGGTCGGAACGATCCATAGGCTCAATCATAGCAGTCTCAGATAAACAATCGGCCTGCCGGCAGATGCTCCAAGCCCTTCGAAACGAAGAGTCCTTCCTCTCGGCAGAAGAATTTCGTATTCTCCCGGATGCTGAGTGATCGGCTCCACATACACGCCGGCGCTTCCCGGCGGTACCAGGATTCTTGTGGCGATGCGGTCTTCCCCATCAACGTCAATGCCTCCCTCCTTGATGCTGGTGGCCATATAGCCGATGTGTTCGAAGGTGCGACCGGTATTCAAATCGAAAAGCGACTCCATGTCGTTGACGTGGAACGTCGACAACCGCATCTGCCTGTCGACCGTGAAACGTTCTCGGGTGATATGGTCGGATATCGCTTCGTCGATGCATTCGACCTGATGGATGACGGCTTTTGACGGGTTTCGTCCGCCGAACAGGTAGCCGTTGATACTTTTATAGCCGTCTCCGGTCCAATCCATCAAAGCCGCGATCTTCTCGTCGTTGGAGAATCTATCTCCAGGCATCCTGACGCTGTAATCCGACAATCTCGATAGTTCGGAAGCACTGATCGGAATCGATTTGCCGCTCCATCGAATCGTCGGTTGGGCAGTCACGCCATCATTGACCTCATCGTGATAGATACGTCTCAATTGGGCTAGCGTGTCACGCCAATCGCCGTCATCGCCGGCCGCGGCCTTGGCTGCCTGGTACATTTCACGATACTTGTCCGGATCGTATCCTTTGAGTTTGCTGCTGCCCCAGCTTGGCACGATGTCGCAATCGCAGTCCGCATGGTATTGCATCTGCCGTCCGGCGGTGTCCCCGCTCAGGTAGGCGAATCCACGCGAGGCGAGCATAAGGCAGAACGCGCATGTCTTAGCCCCTCGTGGGACGCGAGCCCAGCGAGGCTTGGTGGGGTCGTTGTCCACGGCCCTCTGCATGGTCAGCCGTCCGACCGTCTGAATCAGATTCTGCACGTATTCCAGCGCCTGCTCCTCGTCGGCGAACGTTGGCCACAGGTCGTCGATGGTTCTTCCGGCGTTGTTGTGCACGACGCCGTTCTCATCTGGAATGACGTCCTTGTAGTGCAATCCCATGAAGTCGGTGTTGTTGAAACCGCCTTCCATCTGCCAGACCGCACGGTCGGCGGTGATGGTCGGCGGATCGTATTCCGGCATGTCGATTCCGCCGTATTGCGCCCATAGGTCGCGCACATGGCTGTAGTAGTCGGACGCGAGCTTGTTGGCCGCGTCAGCATACCGGTTGATCTCCGCTTTGATGAGTTCCTGGCTTTCACCGTCCCAAACGAGGCCTGAGACACTGTTGCCCGCTTCTTTTTGCAAGCGGCTCATGGTGTCCGTGTAATCCTCGTACAGGTCGTTGAGGTCGAGTTCAAGCCTTCTGTGTTGTTCCGGAGGCAGGTTCAGACTGTTCAGGCTCATTTCCGCCGCCTTCCGGTAGTTTGAGGCTGACCGGCGTCATGCCGGTAAATTCAATGCCTTTCAGTCCAAGCATCGATGCCGCGGATTCCGGTGTCACCCCGGCTCTGATCGCTACTCCCAGTGCGTCGAAGCTGTCTTTCAGCCCCCGCAATAGTTGATTTCGTGGAAGCGTCGGCCTGGCGTTCCCCGTCATCCTGCGTCTGCTCCGTCTGTTGGCGCATACCGCGAATCTGATCGAGGACCTGTCCGGCTTGAGCCTTGCGCTGGTCGGCCTTCAAACGGACGATCTCGCTTCTGCTCAATCCGGCGCGGGTCATGCCGACCTCGCTGTTGGCGAACGAGTCGATGCTGCCGGCGAGTTTGCTGAACGCGTCGGCGCTCATGGAGCTTGACGGAGTGTTCGGATTCTTCCAGTCGACCTGCAGTTTCATCAGATCATCGTCTGACACCGACGGGTCCTGCATTCGAGCCACGAGGCGTGCCGCCTGCAGGATCGATTCGCCGAAATCGCGGTCGCAGTGGCGCGCCTCGATAATCAGGTCCTCCCGTTGGGCCTCGGTCGCGTCGGCGGACGTCGGGTTCGCATCGGACACGATGCCGAGCGAGCTGGCGGGAATGTTCATCGCGCTGGCGAACATGGCGGCCCAGCTTTTCAGCATCGTCAGGTGCGGATCCATGCTTGACGCGGCCAGTTGGGTCACTGTCGGCGAATCACCGTCCGCGTCCTTGCTGATCATGTTGTAGCGGCCCATGTAGAGCTTGAGCGCGGCGTCCGCGCTCAAGGATGCGAGCTCGTCGCTGGTACCCATGAGCAGGATCTTCGGGAACGCGTAGAATTCGGCGTTCGCCTCGGCGCGCACGATGGTGCGGTTCGCGCCGTCGATGATGCTCATCGCGTCACGGCTGATGCGGGAACGCCCGAACGGTTTGACTTCGGTGGCTTTGTAGGCGAGGCGGAACACGCTGCATTCGCCGTTCACGGTGGGTTGTGATCCTTGCACGTACCATGTGCCGAGACTGCGGGACACGCTGATGTTGCGCGTCGGCATGTAGAGCACGAGTCCGATGGCCTCGTTGTCGTTGTTCACGTCGGTTATGGCCATGCATGCCTTGACACGTCGGTTCGGGTAGTCCCAGATCGCTGCCGAGCTTTCCGCGGTGTGGGTGCGGATGAGAGGCTTGTTCTCCACGTCTTGGATGACGCTGAGGAACGAACAGCCGTGAATGAGTGCCGTCTGTATGGCCTGCTGAAGGATGCTGGTGAAACCGATTCTGCTCATGAAGTCCTGTAGTTGGAACGGATCATCGACACCAGGCGAGACGAATCCCTCGAATACGCAAAGCTCGGCAAGCATGTCCACCGCCTTACGTGCCCAGCCCAATGGAGTGTAGTGGTCCTTGATAGACTGTGGAACCGTGAGACCGAAGTCGACCAGCGGCTCTTTCGACTCGTAGTATGCGGTGAGTTTCCGATTGCGGCTCGCATGGCGCGTCCACACTTCGGCGAGCTCTGCAAGCAGTTCGTTCTCTTGGTCTGTAAGCCCGTCGATGCTGGTGGGCACAACCAGTTTCGTCAGAGCCACCGATCCTCCGGACGGCCGCCAGCTATCCGGAACGTTTGTCATCTGAATGTCGCCCATTTAGATTCCTCCGATGGTCTGTCGTCTTCCAGGATGCCGTTTCGTGGTGAACGCCCCGTAGAGCGCCAATGTGGTGGATACGAGCGGCGTTATGTCGATATCCGAGCCGAGCTTGTTCCAGGCGATCGCGCCGGACTGCCCCAACGGCCGCGTGGTCGCGCCCTTGACGGCTGCGGCCAGCTGTGGCTGGTATTCGTCCCGCGGGTGCCTGAGCGTGCCGGCCTTGAGCATGTCGAGGAACCGTCCGCATGCGCGGCCCATCTCCTGCATGTTCGTGACCGTGACCTTCACGTGCGCGGCCTTCAGGTCGGGCAGCAGGCTCATGGCCGGCGACTGCGCGTCAATGACCACGCTGGCGGTCTTCGGCCAACGTTCGGCAAGCCAGTCAACAGCCCACATGATTCCCTCATGCCGCGCGTCCTTGATGTTCGCCATCTGGATGACGGCCGACCCGTCCTCGCACCGCAATGCGGCGCCGATGGTCAGCACGCTCCTGTCGGGCGGCATGTCGATGCCGAAGCTCACCGTTCCTCCATCAGGCACGTCGTCGGTCTCGGCGGCCTTCCACAGGTCGGGGCTGATAGCGTACGCGGTGGCGGTCTCATCCCAGATGCCGAGCGCCTCACGGCGGAACGAATCATCGGCGAGGAGATTGCGCATGCGCAGTATCGCCTGCTCGCTGGTACGTTTCGGATACGACGGGTTCGCTTTCGCCCACGCGTTCCGGTCGTCCGGATCGCAGTCTCGGTCCGCGCCGAGCTCCACGTAGAGCATGTCGTCCGACTTGCCGGACAACGCGGTGGAACGTTTCTCCTCGAACGCCTCGCACTGGTCGCCCGGCTTCGGTGGATTGCCCATGAACACGATCAACGGGTTCGGACTCGTATTCACGATCGGAATCAGGTTGTCCAAAGCCTTGATGGTGAGGATCTGAGCCTCGTCGAACACCTCGATGTCTGCGGAGTGCAGTCCTCGGCCGAAACCGTTCTCGCGGGCGCCGAACATGATGCGGCTGCCGTTGGCGAAACGAATCTCCTGCTGGCCGTTCGCTCGACGCACGTTCCGCACGTACCTGGACAGTTTCGGATTGCGTGTCAGGTCGCACATGTCGGCGAACGTCTCGTCGGAGGTGCGCGTGTGGTGCGCGGTCCAGATGACCAATGTCCCGGCGCGTCCGGCGCACAGGATGAACATCGCGGTGCCGACCGTGAACGTCTTGCCGATCTGCCTGCAGCTGGACAGTACCGCCCCACCGGAGCCACAGGCGTATTTGCCGTCCGCGCGTTTGGCGAACAGCAGGTAGAGGAAGCCCTTCTGCCACAGGTCGTAGTGGATTCCGGCCTTGGCCGCCGCGCTGTTGATCAGGTTGAAGTCGCTCGACGTGACGTCTTCCGGCTGCACGAGCCGTTGGGCGATCTCAGACAATCGACGCTCCGACATCCTCCGCCACCTCCGTCACGTCATCATTCGCATCGAACAGGCTGCCGGATTCCTCGGCCATGCGCATCCGTTCGTCGAATTCGGCGAGCTTGCTGCTGATCGACGGCAACGCGCTGGCCGGCGTCGAGGGGTCATGCAGAGCCTCGCGCAGTCTGCCGACGATTTCGCGGAGCGTGTCCTCATGGGAGCCGTCCATCATCCGTTCGAAGTTCCGTCTGTCGAGTTCCCGCTCCGGTTTTCTCTTCGCCTCAACAGGTTTGCTCTTCCTCGCCTGAGCGGGATTGTTCTTTTTCCGACGATAATCCGCTTTCTGACGGCAGGATTTGGAACAGTACTTCTGAGGCCTCCCGTGGCCGGATGGCTGGAATTCCTTGCCGCAGAGTTCGCACTTCATCGGCGCTTCCCTCGCTTTCCGACCTTTCGTTGTTTTCCCTGTTTCCGACGTTTGCATTCCGGGAGGGATATCGGCACTGCACCCGAGGCTACCCCAAGGGGGTATGACCGGGTACCCTGCCCTGGTATCGGGTCAGATGCCGAACGTTTTGAACGGCATCGAGCTTGATTTCACTTCCTGTCTGCCAGCCAGCAGCGCTCGTGCGTGCTCGTCTGTCTTGTCGCTCTTCATCCTGTTGCAGATGCGGTGCGTGAGCCTGCAGTTAGTGAAGCTGTATGGATCACCGCCGCGTGAGACCGGTATGAGCTCATCCACTTCGGCGCTCATCGGATGTGGTGTCTTCAATGTCTTGTCGACTGGCTTGCCGCAGATGGCGCACACATCGTATGCGGCCAGCACTCTTTGCCTGAGCATGCGCCGCCGGTATCCGTTGCTGACCCGCTCGTTGCGTCGCTTGCTCATGGTTATTCCTTCGTATGAAGTCCTAGCATGGCCGACCACGTGTCGACTAGGGATCCCGTCATCTGCGGATATCCCCTCACGAGGTTATTCATGGAGCGCCTTCGGCGGGAGTCGAACCCGCGCATACACGCGGCCGCAAGGAAGAGGATCTGAAGATCTGCGACCGGTGTGATCTGCCACTGATTCCTACGAAGGCATGGACAGGCGGTTTGAGCATCACCGCATCACGTAAGCGCGGGATTGGCTTGCCTGCCACTGTTGGTGTATGCCCACTCTGACGTGAGTGGGCGGAGCGTGTCCGATATGCCGTTCGGACAGGACGGTGTTACGTAGCCCAAGGAGTTAGGAGAATCCAAGGTGGATATGAAAAGGGTTCAAACCAAGTCGCCTCGGTTTGAACCCTCTAATCCACTGACAATTGTGCGTTGCACTTTCGATTTTGTCAAATCGAGTCGCGTCGCACGACCTGTCCATGCACGTCGGAAAGCCTGTACAACGGCTGCCCCTTCGCGTTTTTACCGACCGGTTGGAGCCTGCCGCGCTTGCGCCATGAGCGAATCGTGTTCGCGTTGCACTGGAATCCGCATTCGCGCAGCAGTTCCGCGCACGCCACCGCCGTGAACGCGCGTCCCGACCGAACGCATTCCCTCAGGAACCCCAACCGCACATCCTCCACAAGGTAAGTGTTGCCGCACACGGGACATGCAACGCTTACCGCGCCGACCGCCGCGGTCAATTCGACTCCGCACAGCGGGTTCGGGCATCTTCCGATGCCATGTTTCGCAGGCGGCACGTCGATGATGTCCAGCGTCTTTCGAACCATCGACTCCCACGCATGGTAGAAGTCGGCGATGTCAGGCAGGCGGCGCAGCCGAGGACTGCCGGCGCAGACACGCAGCATGTCCACCAGCGGCGGATGCACGCCATAGGTAGCCCAAGGCATGGCGGGCGGAGCGTACAACCGGCGCCAGAGTGCGATTGCGGCATCCTCGATGGCCTGCATGTGGTCGAGCACCGGCAATCGGATTGGCGTCGGCGCGGCTGGAAGGTTGACACGTCCAGGCTGGTGGCCTCCGTAGTGCGCGGTCGAGTCCAGGAACTCATGTAGCGAATCCAACCATGATGGATATTCCCGCAGCCAGCCGCGCATCAGCCCATCGCATCTCGTGCACATGGTGTCGCCGACAGCGCATTCTCCGCCGCAGACGAGGCACACGCCGGCGAGCGCTGGTGTTGTTTGGCTGGTGTTTGTTGTGGTGTTGGTGGTGGTTGGTTGGGATTCGTTGGTTGGTTCGTTCATTTGTTCGATTCCCTCCGGCGTGGTAGTCTTCTGGTGGTGTCAGGAGCCCGGCCGGAAGGTCGGGTTTCTTGTTATTCGTGGTGTTGTTGGATTATCGCTTTGATTTCCTCTTTGGGGACTTGAGGAACCAGTGGCGAGATCTCATCGAGGCTGTATCCGGCCTGATGCCATTTGATGATCATGTCCACGAGTGTTTTCTTCACTTTCATTTCGTTTTCCTTCGTATTTGCTGGATGATCGTCTCGTATGGTTTGCGGTGGAAGATGCGTATCCACCATTCGGGGCGGCGGCCCCATATGGTTTTAACTTCGGTGAGGGGAAACCATGATACGTACCATTTTTGGCAATTTCCGCAGTACAGCACCTCGCCTTCCTCCTTCGGTCTGGGATGCTCATGGTCGAACGCTGGCGGCCTTGGCACCAAATAACTTCGATTGCTCATTTTGTGTCCTTGAGTGTGATGCGTTTCATTCCTTCGCCGCCTTCATTTCTTGGACTTCACCGTCAAAAAAATCGATGATGAGATTGCAGATGGCGACCGCCGACGTTTTGAGCTGGGTTTTTTCCTCTTTGTTTTCGGCTTTGATGGCGAAAACGCCATACTTGCTGTTGAAATCGATTCTCATTTCGTGTCCTTCGTGGTTGGGCGGACGGTGAATGCGACGAGTCCGGTCTCGGCGGGGAACACCTTGACCGGTTCGCCAGTCCTCAAGGACATGGCCTGCGCGTAGTCGCCAGCATCGTCGATGTCCTCGAACGTTCTGACGCCTTCCTGGGTGACGACGTTGTAGCTCATCTTGCCGGCTCCTTGTCCGCGCCGCTCACATGGTCCCAGTCGCAGCTCATGCCTGCGGTCGAGGAGACGCAGGTGACGCGACGCGCGTCCTGCAGTTCGACAACGCATTCTCGCATCGACGTGTTAGACCAGCGCTTGCATGCGGTGCTGGTCCGTGGATCAGGTTCGGAGGTTCCCTCTCCGCGCGCCCCGCAGCCCGCGAGCGCGGCCGTCGTGAGGATGGCTGCGAGGATGGCTGCGAGGATGCTGGCGATGGTTTCGGTGGTGTGTTTGGCTGTTCGTTTCATTAGAGGCTTCCCAGGTAGGCGATGATGATGGTTGCGGTGAGGATGATCAATGCGGCGGTGGTCATGCGTGTGCCGCCACATGGATTCGGATTGGTCTGTTGGTCATGGCTGGTTTCTTTCTCGTTTGTTTTCGGCTTCGTCCAATGCGGTGTCGAGCATGTCGGCGAGACGTTCGGCCTTGTCGGGCGTGAGCCTGTAGCTGGTGAGCTGGTATGCGTACGGGCCTATGGAATGGCCTTCGCGGATGGTCAGGATGATGCAGTTGCCTTTCGTGCTGGACTTGGCGGTCATGTCGAGGCTTTCGTAGGGTTTGGGGCTCATTTGCGGTTCCTTTTCGGATTGTGGTCGGGGCACAGGTCGAGTTCGTGGCTCCATCCCTGGTATTCGAGACGGTATCTGGTGCCGATGTCGTGGCAGCGGCATTCGCGGCAGTCGGCGTGCAGGTGGTTGGGGCAGTCCACGTGGCCGTCACGCTCCTGCCATCCGGGTTCATTGCAGTCGGATTTGAGTCCGCAATGGTGGCACACGTACATGGGATGGCAATTCGGGCAGTAGGTCCCCCAGTCGCCCTGCGAGTCCTCGCAGTACGTCCATCCGTCATCCTCCGCCTGCGCCAGCGCGGCGTCCTCGCTCCAGTAATCGTCGAACTGTTCGTAGCCGCAGCCGTCGCACACGCACGAGTAGGACGTTCGTTCGCGGATCATCACATGGTCCTTCCAGTGATGGACTTGTACAGGCTGCGGTAGTCGCTGATGTCGCGTTCGATGCACCAGCGGACGCGGTGATGGCTGGAATGCCTGCCGTACGGGTTTTCGCCCGCGAACCAGTCGGCCAGATGTCGCAATGTGGTCACGTCCAGCTTCCGGTACGACATGCGGCGCACGATATCCGGATCCAGCCTGCGCAGGAAGTCCAGGTCGAAATCCACGTTCGTTCCGGCTGGAACCAGCGTGAAGCGTTGCGCGAGGCTGTCCAGGAATTCGAGGATCGCATCAGCGACGGCCTTGCGGTTGGTTCTGGACGGGTCGGAGTCCACCAGGGCGTACAGCAGTCCGGAATCGCAGTGCATGCTGAAGCTGACGGGCGTGAAATCGTCGAACGTGAGGCCCTGCGGCTTCACCAGACGCGTGAGCGTCCCGTACGTTTCGGTAGCGTTGACGCTCGTGCAGCGCATGCCGACCTCCAGCAGTTCGTCCAGGTCGCGGTCAACGCCAGTGGTCTCCACGTCGACCCACAGGAGCGCCTCCGGCTTCCCATTCCGGTCTTTGTCCTGTTTCCTCATGATTCTTCCTTCCAAGTGCTTTGCCATTCGATGATTTCGATTTGCGTGAGCCGTTGCGCCGTGCCGTCATCCAGCAGCCACCACCAGTCGCCGTTCCAATCGCGTATCGGCACGCTGAGCGGAGCGCGCCAGCTCGGGATGATGTAGCCGAACCGTTCCGCCTCGGCCGGATGCGCGTGCGCCCAACCATGACAGCCGGTCGCGCCGGAACCGCACAGTTCCACGATGTTGCACGGCAGGTCACGCACGGCGGGATCGGCACGACGGCGCAACTGCCGGTGATGGCCGCTCCTACCCGGCCAGACGGTCGGGCCGTGCAGGTTGCGTCCGCAACGCATGCAATGCCAACCCTGACGTTGCAAGGCGACGCGTTTCGATTCCTGGAATTGCCGGTCGCTCATCGTCGCTCCCTTCCGAGCTGGTCGAGCAGGTTGATGCAGGTCGAGCAGTCGCGTTTGATATCGCGGATGCGGTCAAGGTCCATATCGGCGAGCGCCGGGCCTTTGAGCGCGTCGAGTTCCAATCGGTCGGCGGCCTGGATGGCCGAGGTGAGGACGCCGGCCATGTGTGCGATGGTCATGGCGTTCATGCCGCCGCCTCCTGTTCGAACAGTTGTTCGGCCAATACGTCGCCGGGCACGTTCGCGAGCTGACGGCGCAGCATGTCCGGGTCCAAGCCCTGGTTGAGCAGGTCCGCGACCTTGCATGCGAGCTCTATGTACGTGTCCGTGCCTTCGCAGGCTATCGGGCCGAGCACCCGTTTGACCTCTTCGCTGCCCCACGTGAACCGTAGGCGAGCGTTGGAATCTTTTGGTGTGGCGAATCCGCGTTCCTTGCCTTTGACGAGCCAGTTGCGGTATTTCGCGTTCCAGTCGGCCGAGCGGGCTGCCGAGTCGAGGGCCCTGTCGCGGAATTTTTCGGCTTCGATGTCGCAGTCGATGCCGAGCCTGTCGGCGAGCGCCCTGTGTTCCTCAGAGGGTTTCCAGTCGGCTGGTATTGGGATTGGTTTTCTCGCGCGCGCGTTACTCTCTCTAGGTTCTATATAACTTTCTTCCTTATATAGGTTTGGGCGTAGTGATACTGCGCCCCTAATTGCGCCTCTAACGGCTGTTTTTTGCGCCCCTAATTGCGCCTCTTGGCTGTTTTGGGGCGTAGTATGCTGCGCCTCGGATTCGTTCTTTTTTAGGGGCGCAGTTTTTGCGCCTCTAAAATCCTCCATGCTGAGGTTCCATACGATTGGACGGTGGCGTCCGTAGTGTTCGGTGAGCCTCTGGTCGCCCTTGACGATCAATCCGGATGCCTCCAGGTCGTGCAATCCATGCTGGATGGTGCGGCGACTGTACCCGGTGAGAGCGCACAGGCGCTTCTGGGATGGGAACGCGCCACGGCCTTCGGTGTCGGCGTGGTCGGCGAGCGCGAGGAGGATGCGGAGAAGCGACCCTTTGGCCATTTCGGCGGGCACGTCGTACATGGCCCACTCCAATGCCTTCATACTCATGATTCATCCTTAGAAATCCGGTTCGGATTCCGGCTTGCCGAAATCACCGAACGATGCCGATTGGTTCTGTGGCTGACCCCACGGGTCCGACGGAGGCAACGAAGCGGTGGCTCCGCCCGTATAACCCGCCGGCATGGAAGCCGGATTGCCATACGCTCCAGCCGTACCCCGCTGCGCCTTGGACACCTGCGCCGTCGCATACCGCAAGGAAGGGCCGATCTCATCCACCTGCAATTCCACGGAAGAACGCTTCTGATGCTGCTCGTCCTCCCACGAATGCTGGGTCAGCCTGCCCTGGGCGACCACACGCATGCCCTTGGCGAGGGAACGGGCGCAATGCTCGGCCAGATCACCCCACACCGTGCAGCGGAGGAACAACGCGTCCCCATCGGTCCACTGCTGCGACTGCCGGTCGAACGTGCGCGGAGTGGACGCGATCGTGAACCCAGCCACGCTCCTGCCGTTCTTCGTCGACCTCAACTCCGGATCCGCGGTCAGATTGCCCACCACCGCGATGATCGTCTCGCCAGCCATCAGAACCTACCTTTCACGGCGAGAGTCTTGATGATGCGGATGGTCTCGCCACCATCCCTGGTCTTCACCATGTGCGACAACTGAGCCTTCGCGCCCTGATGGAAACTGTCACCAGGCATCACCTCCAACACCGGAGACGCCACCTCGGACACGAACCGTCCCACCAGTTCGGTGAAGCGCACGCCCAACGATTCGAGGATCACCAGCTCCTTCCACGCCTCGCCCTCCATCGCACGACGGCACGCCTCCGCCACCGCCCTGTCGCCACGCGTCATCCCCTTCATGCCGACGTCCATGACCGGAGCGTTCGGACTGAAATGCCAATGCGGCAGAATCTCCTTCATCGGTTCCTCCCTTGACCTTGATTGATATGAGATTGATTGATATGAGCCGGACCGCTGGGCGCCATGACAGCAAAGAAGCACGCCCATCGTTCCCACACCCCTCAAGAAAGCTGAACGAAGCGGGGATGCGGGCGGCGTTGACGGTCCGGCCAAGCGCCGGCGGCGGGATTCGAACCCGCAGCGAACGGCGTGACGGCGGAAGACGTGAGAGCGCATGCGTGAAATGCAATGTGAGATGAAGGGACCCACGCCTCCGCCATCCGTCCGCGTCCTTGTACGCCGGCGGATACGGTCAGACGCCATCCACGCCATCGCGTGGAGCGAACCTGACCGTCAGCCACAGGGCCGTGGCCAGATACACGCCCTCCACCACAAGCGCGCCCGTCAGGCCGCCGCCATGCCAGGTGAGCATGAGCGTCACGCTCACGACCAGGCCGACGACGGCCAACGCGAACTTCAAACGCCTGAGCGTGTAGTTCGGCCTTCCCTTTTCGGACCTGTCCTCGATGCGATAATCGTTGTCGGTCATCTTGCGCCTCCGATTTTTTGAATGAATTTCCTTGCCTGGTCTTTCCCGATGCTCGCCAGCTCCTGGCTTCCGTCGACGTCGAGCTCCATGAGGCTGGCGCCCTTGCCCGTGACGCGAATCGCATAGCCGGTCAAGCCGAACATGATCACCGTGTCCTTCGGCGGTTCGGGTGGCATCAGCAGCGTTTCCGCGTCGATTCTCCTGAGTGCCATCACAGCTCCTCGTTGATCGTGTCGATGACGAGATCCACTATTCCGGTGACGTCAAGGTCGACGTAGCCGACGATGTGGCCGAGCTGCCTCATGGCCTCCGCATCCCCGTTGAATTGGTGGACTATTTCGCCCTGGGTCTCGAACTCGTCGAACACTGCCTGCACGCAGGCCTTGCGAATCGTTTTCATGCCGACTCCTTTCCCTCGTATTCACATGTGCTCTGGTAGAGGTGTTCCTTGAAGTAGGCGATCATCTGCTCCTTCGGATACATGACGATTCGTCCCACCTTCACGAACTTCGGGCCGATTCCCGCACCACGCCAGTACGCCAAGGTGCCCTCCTTGATGCCGCAACGGTCCGCGATGTCCTTCGTCGTGTTCATCGGTTTCAGGACCTCAGCGAGCGCAGCGAACGTCGTATCGTCTTCCATCACGCGCCTCCTTTGCGTGTGTAATGCCGGGCGGCGTTAGGAGAACCGCCCGGCCCTCTCCTAAAATCGGTGTCATCCCGCATTTGCGACGTGCGGGCCGAACAGTTAGGAG